CTGCCTTTGTGCAAAACGGAGAAAATGTTGCAAAAACGGGTCAAATAGGCGATATGGCATCCCCATCACAGAAATTCAGGAGGAAAAAACATCACATCAGAGCAAGAATAGAGGGAAAAACATCAGCAATATACTGACAAGCTACAATCAACCTAAAAGACATATATCCAAACAATATCAAATCAATTATACCAAGTATTTTTAATATATTATTCATAGCATCATCTCCTTTATACAGATTATAGCTTACTTAAGTGCCACAGTCAAGCATGACTTGGTGTCACTCAGCCCCATTACATCAAGAAGGTAATGGGGCTGTGTTCGCTCGCTGGCGCTCGCTGGTGCATATCTATTCACTAACCGCGCTCACGCTTGGTTACAAAACAGAAACTCCGAAGCAGAGCTCCGGAGCTTTCTGTTTTCTTATCTCTGATGATTCTTGCCGGATGTATGCTTACTACCAGGAGCAGAAGTACGCTTAGATGCCGGATTCGCTGCCTTATAAAGCCAACTCTTAATAGCAGAAGTAATGCCAGAAGAAGCAGACTTCGCAGAATCAGCACCAGTAGCACCTTTAACCATTTCACGAACGAGACCGTAGATATTATTCGGATTAGCAATATTCTGATCGGTCGAATACCGATTAGAAGCATACGACTTAGAAGCATTGGCACCAATCTGAGCAACGAGCTTCTCCATAGCGGTATACTTATCTGCAACTGCTTCCTGTGTCCGTGCATTAACGTTAGCAGTCTGCAACTGTGTCTGAGCCGAAAGAACAGAGCCGAGAATCTGAACCAAAGCAGCATTAGCAGAGGTATCAACCTCACCTTTAGCTCCGGCAGAGGTTACACCAGAAGCAGTAGCACCGGAGGTAACGGCAGCGCCGTTACCTCCCATAGCACTTAGCACCGGATTCAAACCAGCAGCCTTAAGGTCTTTGATCTCACGCTGATGCGCAGTATTGCTCATGTATTCCTGCCAAGAACGGCTTTTAGCGGCTTCCTGAGCGTTAAACTGCATAGCCAAGGCATTTTGACGCTCCTGCCAGTCGCGTTGCTCAGCGGCCATCTGTGCGCTTCTGGCGGTGTTTTCTGAAGCAGTCCGAGTAATACGAGAAAGAGCAGAATCCAAATTTCCGACAGCAGGAACGCTCTGAACCTGAGAAGCATCCTTTCCAGTGGTCATAAAATCACCACCTTAATGATGGTCAATCAGACCAGGAATAGAGTACATAGGCATAGGACGGGTAGTCCGATTCTTAATGTAAATATCCGCAAACAACTGATTGCTGACAGCGGAAGTAACTGCAAGAACACGATCCACATTAGCCTTATCCTCACGAATCCACGAATCCGAAAGCATAGGAAGATCAGAATAATCATCCGCAAGATGCCAAACGTCAAGAGACTGCGAATACTGAGAACGCATCTCACCGGTTACACGAGAAGGTTTATAGCGGTAATCGGCCCACGCTTCCTGATAACCAAAGACCTGATCGTCAATGACAGCACCAGCAGAATCCTTCTTGCCGGGGCCTTGGGCAAAAATCTCCTTGTTCTTAACAGCCTGCTCACCGATGTTGGCGAAAACGGGCCAATAATAGTCAAAACGATCCTTACGAGACCAGAAACGTTCAAGGCCCTGCTGATAGGTATGATCGTAACGCGCAACCATAACGCCAATGACAAAACCATGCTCAGTGAAAGACTTGGTAAAATCAGAATGTGTATCCGTAGTGACAGACATACCGGTAACAGTACCCTGTGCAGTCTCGCCAGAAGCCGTAGCAGACTGCTGCACAACCTGATTGATATTGATGGGGACACGGTTACCACCGAGATACTCGGGACGCTGTAGACGGGCATCCGGAGAAGTCACGCCGAAATGAGATTTGAGAATCTCAATGTATCGGGAACCACCACGGGCGTCTTTCTCGTAAAGCTTCTGAATCTGGAAAGCCATACGGAGCTGATTAATCGAAGCACCGAGACCACCAGAAGAAACAGCATAAAGGTTAACAGGATCAAAACCAGGCTTGTCGGCACCACCACTAAAACCAGTAATGCCAGCATAATTAGAACCAGAAACAACGGGCTTGAAAGCAAGAGAATCATAAATATTAACCGGTCGATCTCCAGAAGCAAAAGAAATATTAGAAGCACCGGTCAAAGCATATCCACCAGGATCATGAGGCTGTTCACGAGTAACAACAGGATACTCACCGGACGTAGCCGAAGGAATCAAAACATCCGGACCCTTCTGCGGAGACGGCAAACAGCTGGTGAAGTAGTCGTGATACTTGGCAGCCTTATAAGGGAGACCGCCTTTTGCAACATCAGTCACAAACGTACCGGTATTGACACCAGCTACAGTAGCATCATCGACGGGAACAACGAGCGGGTCAGATAGGTTTTCATCACGAAACCACTCATTCATAATCAGCGCATAAGCTCGGAAGGGAAGAGCACTAACGGAAAGAGAAGGAACGCCAGTAGGCACACCGAGATAATCGGCAATAGTTCCAACAGACCATCCGCTATCAGCAGGAGCAGTAATCTGAGGAATTTCATACTCCGTCTGAGGAATCCACGCAGATTCCGTATTTTCGCCGTTGAACTGCTTCCAATGAGACCAAGTAAGCCGGTTCGGTACGAAGAAGAAATACGTATCGAGGTAGATGTTGTCCATGACCGGAGTAAGCAGCGTCTGCAAGCGCACGACCTTGGATGTGTCCACGTTGAACGTATCTCCCGGTAATACTTCGTCAACAAAAAAAGGAACAATGTCACCGACGTTAAACGAAGTCTTAAGCGAATGCGAGCGATCAAACGTCGAACGGCGGATATCAATGTTCGTGGGATTAAGCGCAAAATGAGATTCAACATTCCGATTCATTCAGTAACCTCCTTTTTCGGCTCAACAGCCGGTTTTTCCTCCTGGGACTGGTCAGGCTCTCGCTCGGGCTTGATTCCGAGCTTGTCGAGGAAATCAGGCTTGTCCATACCAGCCATGAACTCCGCAAAGTTATGGTTAAACTTTGCACGAATATCCACAGGCAGAGAATTAAAAAAGCTCTGACCTTCATTGACCCTGTTCAGAAGCTCAGCATAGGAAGTGGGCATATTGGTGAAATCACCATAAGCACCCTGGACACGCGAAAGCGCGTCAATGTCGCCATTCTGAAATCGAGCAAGAATCACGTGGATGTCAACAGACTCGGCGTGCGATTGAATGAAATCGTAAAGGTCTTCTCGGCCAGATTCAACGAGATCCATAACTCCATTTTCATCAAATTTAGGCTGATAGAGAATCCGTTCGCGCTGACCTCCATTTGAAATGAAACGAGTTCGCGGACGATACTGAGTAACGAATCCAAGCTTTTCATCATACATTACGTCAACCTTCCTTTCTCTGAATAGACGTACCGTCAAGAATGACTTCGGGGAGCTGAGTCGAGATCGTGCCGGTCTCGTTGTCAAACTCACCAATCTTACAAAGGGAATAATCCTCAATGTGAGAAAACAGAAGACTTTCCTTCTGCATACAGGCATGAGCGAAATTCCGCATAGCGGAAGAATCGTTCTGATCTACCGTAGGCGGGAGAAAACCCGTGCGAGCATCACGAATAGAATAAACACCGTATTTCATTCTTCAATCTCCTTCAACGTGCAAAAAATTTGAACATCAGACAAACCAAATTGCAAATATACAGACGACCAAATAAGAACATCTGTAAAAACGCGAGTCTCAGAAACAACAGAATCTCCAACTTTAAGAACGTACCACGGACAAGTCACAGCCGAATACCTCCTCTAAAAACAGTCGGGTTAATGTTGATCTTCTTGGACTTCGCAGCGGTACGACGAAAGACCTTCTTGTCCTTGCGGGGCTTCATCTTTTTTCTCATCAAATAAACTCCTTTCATAACAAACCTTACGATACGGTCAACGACAACAACGCTTACGATAACAATTCACAGTTTCCACACCGTTATACACAACTCCTTTTCAATGATTTTATTCGGGCCAGCTGGTTACGTTCTTCAACAGCCAGCTGCTCTAAATAACTAAGCGAGGTTTTCTGTAGTTTTGCTTTCTGCGCTTCAGCTGCCATCTTCTGACGGACAACTTTAAGCTTGGCAGATTCTTCCGGACAATCGACATCAAAGAGCTTGTCATAATACTTCGGAGGTCGAAACTTCCTTCCTCCTTTCTCAGTCGAAATGTTGATGAACTCATGTTCATATAGGTCTGGATGATCCTCGTAATACTGGCGAGCATTGCCAGGTTTACGAGACATAAGCGAAAACTCAGGGACAATATTGAAATTCTCGTAAAACTCAGCTTCCGGGCCGGTAAGCTTCTTCATCACATACCGAGCAGTATAAGCACAGGTCTCCCAAGTCACAGGAGCTACAACGGCGAAGCCGTTAGGCCAAACTTCTTGAAGCGAAGGAGAATTATAATACTGAAAATTTTGCGCGCTACGCTTATACGGAACTAAGTCATTAAGCTCAAGGCCAAAGATAATAGCATGATAATGCGGTCTAAAGGTCTGGCTGCCATACTCACCTGAAGCAAAAAAGCGAATACCTTCACCAAACTTCTTTCGGAGACGCTTCATAAAAAGCTGAAAATCACGCTTCACAAGAGACATACTCGGCAGAGCCTCGCCGGTCTCAGGATCGGAATAGTAGTGAATCGGAACATGAACATCATCGTAAGTAAGCGTTACAAAGTAACTGGACTTATGATATTCAAGCTCAAGCATACAACGATTCGCCCATTCACGAGAACGCTGCAAACGACATCCGGAACACTTACCACAGGGAATTTCAACGAACTCGGTAACATCACCGGGACGACCATATGCAGGATGTGTACAACACGCAAAGCCTTCACCAGAACGTTCAAGATGGTCTACCTCATAGCACGTCACCTTGAGCAACCGTTTACCGTCCTCTGTCTCTCCG